GCCCTACTTGATGGAGTGTATTTTCTGTGAGTATTGTAAATATTACTCATCATCCAAAAGGCATGAGCTAATCCCTTATCAAGAGGGTGCATTCTATGTAGTAACCAATGAGCTATGAAATGTTCCCTTGCAGTTAGTACTGTAATGTTTGATTTCACATCACTACCTCCCATGCATCTGGGGATTATATGGTGTTTTTCCGTATACTCCTCCGTAAGTCTTAATTTACCCCTTTCACAAATAGATTCATATACTCTACCGTAATCCATAAACTCGTTTAAATGACTTCTTTTATATAAATATATAATACTAAAAAATATTGAATAAAAAAAGCCCAGACGTTAAATCTAGGCTTATTATTTATAAGTAGTTGATTATCAGTTGCTTCTAGAAGTTTAATACTGCGTAATCAATTTCTACAGTCATTGTAATCTCTTGAGCAGCAGACTCATTATCGTAGCTATAATCTCCAAATGTGGCATTTGTAATAAGCGATCCTTTTAAAATCCACTCAGATACAATATCTCCTACAGGTCCTAGCACATTAAACGTAAGATCTTTTTTGTAGAAATCACTGTACCCGTCACGTCCAGTTACTGATTCGTGATGTAATCTTACCCACTCCATTACGGCTTGAGCTCCAGATGGTGTTATTGGATCAAATAACGTAAATGTTACAGGCTGCCAAATAGACTTTCCTTTTACGTTTCTTCTTACGTTGATATGATTCAAGTTTACTACATCTTGATTTAGCTGAATTGAACTAACACCTTTGATTAGATATGATGGAAATCCATCGATATACATGACGAACCTATTCTGCTGTTTCGGTTCGAAAGCGGTGAAGAACATTTCGTTAGTGCTTAATACTGCCATTTTGCTTTTCTTTTATTATAAATATTTACCTTTCAAATTATACTGGGAACGATGCTCCTGTTGGTGTGACGTTGAAGTCTAACAAGATGTATTCTGCAGTTTTAGTTGGTTGTAGGAATATCTGCCCTACTAACTCATTTCTATCTACTACATCAGGTCCATTGTTTGACTCATCCATTATCACACGGAAAGCATAAAGCCCTTGTCTCTGTTGTACTGACTCTAAGTAAGGGTTTACTTGAGTTAAGAAACTATTTCTTGTAGCAATCGTGTTTTGCTCAAATACAAGTTGATCTGCAATTTGAGTAATGTAACTTTTAAGAGTGATTAACAATCTTCTTACATTTACTCTGTCAAGAGCTGTTGCACGTTTTTGAAGCGTTTTTTGTCCAAATACTACTACTCCAGATTGTGGGAATGTAGCGATAGGGTTGATGTTTGCTTCATACAATGTATCTCTTGTAGAAGTAGGAAGTTTACGCTCAGCTCTGATCACGTTACCAAGTGCCCCTCTTGTAAGACCCGCTGGTGCAAACCATGCATCGCTCGATCTATCTGTGAAGGCTAGTACCCCTGGTATCATTGTTGAGGCTGGGACCCAAACTTGTTGTCCTGTTTCAGGATCAATAGTCTGTAGCCATGGCCAGTAAGTCGCAGCGTAGCTAGAATCAAATCCAGCAGCTTGTGTTGTTACTGTTCCTATGTTAGACTGATAGTTTGCTAAATCAATGACTGCTAAGTTATCCCCTCTTCCTACAGAGTTATTTACTAATGTAGTAACTGTAGAGTTAGCATTTTGTGAGGTAAGACCTGGTGCAGTGATTGATGAATATTTGTAATCATCTGTGTTTCCTAAAAGTTTTAAAGCAATATCATAATCAGATGATACTAATCCTTGAATGTCTGAAGTACTTACATTTTCATAGAAATTAGCAGGGGATCCTGTAGCTTGTGAATACAGGTGTCCTGTTGCTCCTGAGAATGAACCAGATTGTACTTGTGGCATTGAAGCTGTGTACTGTGCTTTTGCAGCACCGTTATTATCAAAATAATCAGGAGTTTTATAGTTTACACTTTTAACTCTAATATATCTTGACTTATTGACATAAGTACCCTGTTTTTGAATGTAGTATTCCCCATTATCGCTAAGAACAACTTGAGTTGAGTTACCAATTACTTTCTCAACGTAGTTATCAGCTTTAGGGTCTAAAGAAAGATTTCCCCAAGTTTCAAGGACAGCTTTCTCTCTATTATTGTCGTTACCTCTACGTACTAATAAACTAAATACTCCAGAAGATGTGTTAACAGAAGTAACTTCCCATCTTATATTGTCTACAGATCCTGATACAAGAGCTCCTGATGATTCAGTTCCCTCATTATTCATGATGGCACCTTCAGAAAGTGTCTCTAAATCAAAAGCATCTTTATAGTTTAAGTCTGCTGATTCAAGTGTGATTACTAGATCAGAACCTCCTGGTAAGTTAGCTCCTGCAGATGCAGAAGGGATAGTAATAGTTTCTCCTGCAGTAAATCCTATACCGGCAGAAGTTACAGTAATGCTAGAAATACTTTCAGATGTTGCATAAGTAATACTTGCTATAGCTCCTGAACCAGAAATACTACCTGTCATCGGAATACCAGTTACAGTTCCTGGACCGTTTCCTACTGATGAAGTAATATTAAATCCTGTTCCAATACCATTAAGTAGAGCGTCCGCTGTAGTTACGAGATCACCGTCTGTAATAGTTGTATTTATTTTTGTTGATTCCGCAGGCGTAAAAGAACCTGAAGTTACTCTTGTTACCAACAAAGACTCTCCTCCATTTTGGAAGTAGTTATATGCAGATATTCCAGTCATGTAATTGTAGGAATTAGATCCTGATTCAATCGCACCACCAAAAATAGCTTTGTACTGAGAGTATGTTGTTACTACTGTTGGAATTTCAACTGGTCCTTTCGCAGTTGGTCCTACAACAGCTGATCCGACTGTAATCGGTTGTTCAGTTACTGCTGAAGTATCGTTTTCTCTTGCTAGAACCCCAGGTGATAAAATAGTTTCTGCCATTTTCTATATAGTATTAAATGCTTTTATTATAAATACTAGAACTTTTTGCTAAAATCATTCTACAGGAGTGATTTCCCCTGTATCTATATTTATTGTTCCATTTCCATATTTTGAAGTGAGACTAGACGCAAAATCTGAACGTTCTTTATCAAACTTCTCTTTTTCTTGTATCGCTTGGTCTTGCTGCTCATCTAACGTTTGTTGTTGGTAAGCAATTTGCCCAAATATAACAATGAGATTCTCTTCTCTTGTTTGAAAATCTTTTAAACTTTGTAACTCCTCTTGTGTTAAAACTTTTTTTTCCATTTTTGTGTTTATTATAAATATTAAATATTAGTCTAAACTACTAGCGTCTATAACTGTTTCTTGTGTAATTCTTACTTTAGATATACTGTTAATAGATTTAGTTGATTTTAAATCTTTCTGTTTTACTTCTGGGATTATTTGACCCCTCAATCTGATGGTAAAGGTACCCTTTACTAAACGCTCTGTACTTTGTGATAACTCTGTTTGAGAGCTAAACCCGTCAATAAAACATCTGAACTTATATCTCTGTGGATCCCCCCAGTAAGAATCCGAAGCATACTCGATAGATTCAATCAGTTTGTTTAACTGCTCCATATAGTATGTCTGCATTACACATTCGTAAGTCATCGTAACAAAATCACCAACTACAATCATCTCTGTTTGTTGTACAGGTTTACGATTATTAAGTACATTAAAGGGATTGTAAAAGTTTTTGCTATTATACCCTTTATTTAATGTATAATACAAACTTGGAGAGTTTGAATCTACTTTTGCTGTAACAGATCTGTCCTTTTCTAAGTTTGTTCTCTGCACCACAATAATAGGAAGCATTATTCTACCACCCTTGTCTCTATAATATCCGTCTTTTTGTGCAGATTTCCAACGTTCAGGTGACCCGTATATTACTGGTACTGGTTGGATCCCTCCATTTTGCTGCACCTCCGGTTGAATAACATTGTTGAAATAATAAAATACTGCCTCATCAATGTCCTGAACTCCTATCTTGTAAGATTTCGTTGCATCGTCTCTTTGTGAAATCTTTGTAGATCTGTTAAAATCAATACCAGTCTCCTTCGCATTTGGATTAGCTGCCTTGTTTGGATTGCCTAATCCGGCTTCCGTGTAAGGTTCTACCTTTTCTGCCGATAACTCCTCCTGTGTCTTCGGACGAGGCTTTATGGTGCGTTTAGAGGCAGGAACGTTTGGTAGGGCAGGGTAATCCCCCTTGCCTTTACGATACGCCTGCTCAAAGGCCCTAGAAGGGCTTACAGAGGGTGTCTGTGGTGCGTTATTAGTGTTGTCTGTAGAACTTGACATATTACAATCTTTCCTTGTAAGGACTTAAGTTTAGTTTATCTGCTGGGACATAGTGTGTCTTAGCTATAATGCTAACGTTAGCTCCAAACTTACTTAGTCCTGGATTAAGCGGGTTTTGCTGTCCTGCAGACCCGTTATTAGGATAATCAGGATTCTTGCCTCCAAAATACTGGTTAGCAACCAAATCATCAATCTCATAGTAACTCTCCTGATAAAGAACAATGTCTCCTACCTCAGGCACATACATTGTGTCTACAAGGTCATCTCTGAAAAATGAAAAATCAATAGCCTGATTGAAGTTTACACCTAAATCTGATTCTGGGAACTCCTGATCTGAACGTGAAACTAAACAGCTAAAGATGTAAGGACCGTCAAAATACTTCTCCCCAGCAGCCTCTCCGTAGATGTTAGTCTTGGTATCCCCAATCTTATACTTGTAAAATGATGCCTGCTGTGAAATAATATCGTTGAGAAGCTCACGATTTATATGCCGCATCATTGAAAAGTCTCTACCGCTTGTAAATAAAGCCATAAGTTATTGATTACCAGTTAGTTATCCTACATAAATGACCATAGGAACCTGATTTAGTTCCTTAGATCTAAACTCTGATTCGTCTGCTCTTCTTTCTAAAAGCTGTCTCCTTGAAGTCTGCTCTAAATATTCTCTTAATCTATCAATCAGTTTGAAACGATCCTCTCGACCTTGACTGATTAAATCATCACCGTTAAGCTGTACTTCAGCATTCGGAATAGGTATCTGACTGTATTTGTTTCTTATATCTCCTAAAGTTTCCCTTACAAAGGCAAGTGCATACTCATAAATCCAAGATCTTCCAGGAGCATTGATTCTCGTGTAAATTGGATTAGAATAAGGTGCATCTAATACTGATGTTACTCTATTTGCTACTGCATCATTCCCCTCTGACTCCGAAGAATCTATTCTCTCGTCATTAATGATGTACTGGAATCTCATCTTTCCTCCACTTCCGTTTGGAATAGGAAATACTCGAAGTTGATTGTTAATAAGCTCAAAAGTGTAGTTTGATTTACGTACCTGCTGATTCATCTCTATTGCCTGCACTGTTTGTAAATCAAAAGACAATGGCATCATCAAATAGTTTGTAGCAGGTGACATCGCTGCAAATCCAAATGAGTTGAATAATGCTTGAAATCCAAATCCTGTTCCAGAATACGGATCATAATATTGTGTAATAGCCGGTGGAGATTCAAAAAATACTCTTTTGATTTCTATTCCACCTTTTCTGTCTAACCCTTCAGCAGCTGCCCAGGCATTAAGGTCATAAACCTGCTGATTATTAACTAAATCTATC